GGAAAACGTGCATTTTGACCCATGTTTGCTGTAAAATGCACTTGCATTTCGCATACACCGCATATCTTACCGCTGTAACCGTGAGATTTGGCGTCTCTCGCACGTTTGGCTGGTGGTCTATATAATCGCATGGACACGTTCTTCCGCTGTTCTCGTTACCAAAATAGCGCATATCCCTCGCTCTCCATCTAACCACAATATCTCGTGTCTCTTACTCAGTTACATACACAGTATCTCGTATATCCATATATCTCTACTACATCTTGTATCTATTCTTTGTTTTATCTTTTATATCTTACTATATCTTGTGGTTTAGTTCTTCTACCCACCCGCTAACCCCTTCCGCCTTCGCTGTTCAACCCTATATCTTGTGTATATAGACATATACCATACTCCATCTTGTAGACCCGAGACAATATGGGTATATCTTGTATGCTATGGAATAACTCAGCACTATATCTTGTGTCGACCCAATATCTTGTAGTCTATTTTGAATATCTACTATATCTTGGATTCTTATCGTAGCTGTGTAAACTGCTATATTTCACCCCTTCGCCCCTCAGCGTACAATGCCGCATATAACGCACATAACCTTTGTCGCCCACGAGAAGCGCGGTATCTCGCTTTCTACTGGCTGCCTGTAAAATCACACCGACCTAAACTGTCTCGCGCCATCTCGAGCGTTTTCCAATATCTCGTACTTTACACCCATATATCAACCACAATATCTTGTGGTTTCAAACGAGGCGATGAATATGTGCATTTTGCACAGATATATCAGCTACAATATCTTGTATTTTAGGGCTATTATCTACACAATATATAGCAACCCGTGAGAGACTGCGAGATTTGCGGTATCTCATGCAGTTTACACCCTATGCGGTAAATTACACCACTACAACAACAAATTGCGAGATAACGCAGATATCGCGCCGCTCAGCCGCGATTTTGCGCTGTGCGCTTGCGTTGTATGCTGTGCGTGTAGCAGTTAAAACCGGCTAACTGTGCGTTCGTTGAAATGCACAATAAAAGCAAGTTGTTTTTGTGCATTTTGCTATTTTAGTTAAAATATACAAATACAAACTATGTTTATTGTGCAAGTTGCTATTGTGCGCTTGTTTAGTTAAAATGCACAAAAACATATAGTAAAATAGCTTTGTTTTTTGTGCAGTTTTTTAGCAACTTTGTAATTTTTTTTTGTAAAACACAATATGTTGTGTTTGCAAGCGCAAAAAACGCTGTTTTTAACGCAAAAAACACAATATGTTGTGTCGAGTAAAAACTTGCAAAGCATTATTTCAGCTGTTATAATGTGCGCAAGCACAGCAACAAAGCATAGCGCACAGCGCATAACGTGCTTGTTTGCAATGCGTGTACTTTGTAAAGTAAACAACGCACAGTTAAAGCCGCTCGTCCGTTATAGCACAGGACCACCATGACAAAAACAACGGACGGAAGCTACAAGCCGGCACAGCACAGCGCAAGCGCACAGCAAAACACAAGCGCAAGCGCATTATACAAATAGCCGGTAGCGTACGAGTGCCGAGTTGAAACACAAGTGTACTGGTGTACCTTGAAAAGTAAACATAGAACAGTGAGGATACAGCTCCACCGCCGCGTCACGGTAGTTCTACCAGCGCCGACGGCTTAAAAGTGCAAAATGCACAGGCTGAAATACTGTCCGCGACTACGGGCAAGGAACGTAATTGACCCACGAGGGTTGAGTGTAGTTGTCAGCACATAGCCGACCATAACAAAAATATCTAAATTATATGGAGGTACCATTATGTCTATCAACTTCACTTCTAACATCAACGATTTCGCTTCCACCCAGTCCCGCGCCACTCGTGTGAAGAACTTCACGGAGTTCACCAGCAAGAAGAAGCTGGAAGACGCCGCTGTTCTTACGCCGGCTCAGCTGGAGGAAGTAAAGAAAATCAAGGGAACTTTCACCTTCGCTCTGCACAACGACGGCCGCTACATGGTTGTCACGCTGTACCACGCCAACGCCGAAAAGAAGTACCAGTTCATCATTCTGGACCTGGAAACTTCTCAGGTCGCGGAGTGCGACAGCGTGAAGAACGCAAAGGCAGCCGTAATGGAGCTTGTGAATGCCGCCGCAACTGCACCGCAGGAAGAGGAAAAGGCAGAGGAAGCGCACAGCGAGGAAGAGCAGAACACGGAAGAAGCTCCGAAAAGCAAGAAGGGCAAGCGTTCTGCCAAGTAAAACCGCCGCATATCAAGGAAATATCAAAGTCGCACATAGTCATCAGGCTATGTGCTGACACATACACTCAACCCGAACTTGGAACCCAGTTGTATGCCCTCGCCCGTATGAAGTGGAGGAATAACAAATGGCTAAACAGATTTACCGCATGGAACTCCAGCACAATATGGGAATTGCAGAATCCGAAGATGGATTTTTCGAGGAGCTGAACACGTTGTACTATGAAGGTCTGAAGAGGGAGGATGTTGACATCAAGCCCGTGGTTTCGGAAGAAATCACAAAGAAAATGCTCCTTCTGCATCGAGTGATGTACAATAGTGAGAAGTTTGAATACACGGACATCTTCAATGCGATTATGTCCCTCGTTCCCGCTGAAAATTGGGACGAACGAGAGGAAATTGCAGACGGGGTGTGCATTACAGGCGAGCGACTCTCCGATTTGACAGAAGAGGAATTTATGGACTGGTTTGTCACCGAGTAAATAACAAGTAAAAACTCGGGCGAGGGCGTACACATGGGCTCCAAGCGTGGGAACTATTCACCGCTATACAGAGGTTTCATAGTGCGGATTTTTCCTTAAGAAACTTTTTATCGACAACGTCGATGAATACAACGTGAAATCAAGGAGGAATACCACATGAAAACCACTCATTTCCGGTTTAGAACCCCGTGCTATGGTCGAATTTACGGCGATAGCGTATTTGAAGGAACGGACCACGAAAGTGGAGGGTTGGAAATCGGCGCCACCGCTATGGCTAACCTGTACGAAAGGTATTCGCAACTCTCTGAGTTCCTTGAGAGGAACAAAGAGGAAATGACTCAGTATATCGATTCTGAGAACAAGCCTTTGCAGGACGTTGTTCGATTGGAATTGGGCGACTACGGAGTATTCAATGGGCAGTTCTGCCTCGTTCACCATGTGTGGATTAAAGGTCAGCCCGATGAAATCTCCGAGGAAGAGCTCCACGCAGTCGAGGAATACATTATGGGTCAGCTGTCTGACGGATGGGGTGAAGGACTCGAACAACGTGAATGGCTGAACCACTACGTTGAGTGGAGTCATCCCTACTTCGACACAGCTTCGGCACAGTTCGAGGAAGAGGACTTTAGAGACAACGTCAGCTATTACCTTGTTCCTTGGAACTCTGAAATGGAAATCACTCAGTTGGATTCCGAGGAATGCGAACTCGACGTGTCTGCAGAACTCATCGCAACGATGGAACGCAAGGAAGACCGATTCACTCGGTACGTCATGTCCGTGAGGAACGAACTGGAGTTGAAGACGGTAGTCGAGGAACTTAAGGTGAAGAATCCGTATCGAATCGGAGAATGCGTAGGCAAGTATGGGTATCCCATGCTTCTTGCCTTTAACAAATACTTCGATAACGAAGGAATGGACTTCACCTTCTGCGACAATGCCTTCGCCGTTGACGGTCACTGCTACGAATACAAGTTCTACAAGAAGAACAATGCCGTTAAGAACCTTCGCATCTACGATGCCGTTACGGAACTTCTCAAAGCATAACAAATCAGCATGGAGAAATCCGTGCTATGAAGCCTCTGTATAGGCTGGCGGTGGAATAGAGGACAACCTAGAAAGCGAGGAAATTATGTCTTTCAAAGTCAATGCAATGGTTCACTCTATCAAAGCTGTCAAGGAAGTTGAAATCATCGAAAAGAGAGGAGACAACGACTACCTGGCTAAGGTGGGCGATGTTGTCTGTACTGCTATTTTCAATCCGTTTGTCGGCCTCTACTATGTCGACGATGTGTACGGAGTGGTAAAGTCCAATGACTGAGCAAGAGATGAAAGAATACGTTGACTCTCTGGAAAGAGAGCTGGACGGTTATAGGAAACTTGGTACGCAGAGGAAGATAAAGGCTGCTCTGCGCCGGGATTCTAAAGCACGTCACAGAAAGAACACCATCATCTGGTGTCTAAAGCAGATTCCGCTCGTACTCAGCATCCTCTTCACCCTCTGGGTATTCTTCAGCTGGATGGAAGTCGTAATTCACAACTGTACTCCAGGATACGATTACTGCTTCTACAATTTTTTCAAAGTCATGTTCTAAATATCAAATGAGGTTGTCCTCTATTCTGCCGCCAGCTACCTTGCCATTATACAGGCTCTCGACACAAGAAAGGAGAGAGTATGTTATACAGAGTACACTACAAGAGTAGATATTATCCCTTTGAAGGCACCTACAAGAAATTGGTAAGAGCGAACTCCCGTAAAGAGGTTAGGGCTAACTGGCCTGACATAATTCTAACGGACGAGTATCGAATCATCAAGATTGAGGAGGTACCTGAAAAGTGAACAATGGGGAAGACGCTCTTGACCTGATTCGAAAGTTGTTCAACCTTGGAGACAAGGAAAGAAATAACTCAGACCAGGAAGCGGAGCTTGCGATACTCAAAGCACAGAAGTTGATGGCAAAGTACGACATCTCAATCGAAGAAATCAAAGAAGAGAAAGAACCCGAATACGCTCATGAGATGTGCGAACACAAGTGGAACTATGGATACAGGGTTCCTCTCGCACAGGTACTCGCAAAGAATTTCAGATGCGAGCTGTACGAAAGAGGAAAGTCTATTGTATTCATGGGTCGAAAGGTGGACGCCGCTATCTGTAGACAGACATTTGAGTTTGCCTACAATTACATCATGAAAAGAGGAAATCAAGAGTATAATAGAAGATACGAGATGGGTTATACAACTCGAGGAGTATTCAACTCTTATGCTCGAGGGTTCATTATCGGCCTAAAGAAGAGTTTAGACGAACAATGCGTGGCTCTTGCCATTGTCACCCCTCCGGATGTCACAGCAAAATTCAAAGAAATGTCCGAAGGGTGGAAACAGAAGACCACAAAGATGGGAGAGGCAACAGACGCCGAAACTCTTCGCAAGGGTATCAAAGATGGGGAACGGTTCTTGCAGAAGAACAAGTTACCTGAATAACAAATAACGAGTCGAGAGTCTATATAATGGCAAGGTCGGTGAGCCTACTTCCTGATTCAGGTGCTCGAAGGAAGGAGAACAATATGAATAACAATTATCCTGAAAGCATTCTGAAAATTCTGCGCCAAAGAAAAGACCTCGAAGAAAACGACACAAGTAGAGATGAAGAATTCAATGAAATGAGTCCTCCTGCTGTCTTTAAAGAGGTTTTGGAGTGGGAGGGAATTCAAGGTTATTGCTGGTGGATTCTGTGCAAGATTCGCGACATCTATGGAATGTATCTTATGGATGCAAAGGTGTACGAAAACAAAGCAGAGTTCGTTAAGGGATTTGGAAACTTCATGCGCTATAACACAAGATTCAGAACTGAAATTATGGGTATGGAGATGGACGAACACGAAATCGTCACCATTCACTACGAAGGCGAAGGAACTCGAAAGGCAAACATCTACGCAGACAGCGAGCTCGCCGCACTTCGGGATATCCTTAAGAACGAGGGCTGAGATATGAAGAATCATAACGCCATGCGAAAGAGCCTTGTCAAACTCACCGCCTACTTCGAAGAGTATGAGCGGTGCGGACCCGGTGGGCTGGTTATTCTCCACGTCGCACGAAAGAACGCTGAAGAGGCTGTGACAGCACTCATCAGTGAGATGGGTCTATACGCAGATGACTTCGAAGACTTGTTGATAGGCGCAGACGAAGGAATCACAGACCCTCTGCAAGTCTTAGGAAGTTATCTTCAGAACAGCACGAACGGCGACGGATGCGATTTCGTGTACCTCATAAGAAATGACACAACAGGCGAGATAATTTTCGAAGACGACGAGTTCTTCGAAGAAAGAACAGTATAACACAAATTCGATTGTCGAGCATCTGAATCAGGAAGTAGGTAAGTGTGTGATGATATGAGGGCTTCCCTAATGACAAATTAAGGAGGAACTTATAATGTCTGCAAATGTTGAGTCGATGTTTTCTGTTCGCGAGGTGCCTTGGCACGGTCTTGGGACTATCATTCAGGAAGCTCCGGATTCCGAAGCCGCTCTCAAGCTGGCTGGTCTGGATTGGTCCGTGAAGCAGGTTCCGGTCCTGTACGAAGGCCAGAAGACGGGCCACCAGTTCAACGTCCGTGAGTCGGATAACCGTGTTCTCGGAGTTGTCGGCGGCAGATATAAGCCTGTCCAAAATGCGGAAGCGTTCGCATTCACAGACGAGCTTGTAGGCGGCGATGTTCGCTACGAGACGGCAGGAAGCCTGGCAGATGGTAAGCGTGTTTGGATGCTCGCCAAAATGCCGGACACTCGTGTCTTGGACGACGTAGTAGAGCCCTATCTGTGCCTGACAAATGGGCATGACGGATTCAGCTCTCTGAAAGTGTGCATGACACCTGTTCGTGTCGTCTGCCAGAATACGCTGAACATGGCGCTGAAAGGTGCCAAGCGTACCTGGACAGTTCGTCACAGCGGAAATATCAACGCAAAGATGGAAGAAGCTCAGCAGACTCTCGGACTTGCTCAGAATTACATGGAGAAGTTCGCAGAGGAGGCGGAAGAGCTGTACTCTATCAAGGTCAGTCCTGTGCAGTTCGATATCCTGAAAAACACCTTGTTCCCCATCACAGACGAGATGTCTCGTCGCAAGGAAGAGGCACAGTGGCTTCTTCAGTGCCAGCTGAAAGAAGCATGGGAAATGGACGACCTGGGCAACATCAAGGGCACGGGCTGGGGATTCATGAACGCTGTGAGCGATATGTCTACACACCGTCCGCCGGCTCGTAAGACTGCAAACTATCAGGAGAATATGTTCATCTACACCATCGACGCTCCTGCTCTGCTGGACCAGGCGTTGAAGATGGTCAAGGAGATTGTCTGATGATAGTTAAGATTGGGCCTGTCACTCTTAGAGTGTCCTATCACCTTGTCAAAAAGGTGGGTGACACAGAGAACTACGGATTCGCAATCCAGCAAATCATCAATACAAAGATAGCAAGAACCTGGACGGTACATGACCTAGAAGCCGTCAAAAATTTCATCAATCATCTTGTAGAAAAAGAACTGTTAAAAGAGTTCGACAATCTATAAACAAACCATGGGAAGCCTTCATATCATCACACACCATAGTTGAAGGAGGAATAACCCATGGATACAAGAACAGTATGGGAAATCACTTGGGACAGCTATTTACAAGATTGGCTTCCGAAGGCGGTAGATGGATTCGGTCCGTTTAACCGAAGAAGAAAAAGCAACAAAGGAGCCACAGGCGGTTTATGTAGAGTGGTGAGTTTCCTAATAGCAATTATAGGTACACCGTGGATACTCATACACTGTCTTGCATTTGCTAACCATAATGTTCGGCCACAGAACAAGGCAAACAGGATTGGATATTGGATAGCTTCAATCATAGCTCTACTGATAGATGGCGCCTGTATAGCTACTACTCTATTCATATGGGATGCGGTAGAATCGTCCGAAGATACTGCCTTATGTATTATGTCGTTCTCATTGATTATCCCACTACTATACGCAGGACTCAGTAAACTACCGTATCTGTTCATGAATGACCCCATTATTCGTGAAGAAGAAAATCAAAATCAGGAAACTGAAATTGAGTATCTTACAGATTACGAAGATGACGAAGAACAAGAAGAAGAGGAAGAAGAAATCGTAGAAGAATTCCCGTTCTGCCAAATCTTCCGCCTTGGTGGAGACAAAGACCTGCACATCATGAGAGTGGAGTATTGCCCAGACGAGACAGCATTTATAAGAGTCGTATCCAATGATTCTTACACCAAGCCTTACAAGCGTAAGGTGCAACGAGACAAACGAGGAGAAAGATTTATCTTATTCAACAATGAAAGATTTTATCTTGACCCCAATAAAACTCAGCCTAGAATGCCTGAGTAAACAATTATCCCCATCGGCCTTATGGTCGGTGGGGATTTTTTTTGTGAATTCGTATTCCAGATTTTACAGTCTACATTAGAACATTGGCGATTGAGCTCACTTTCCCTAGAGCTCTTCACCTCCTGGCAGTTGTAGTCACTCATTTTTCTTAGGCGCCGAGTGCCAGTTCCAGCGCCACCTATCTGACCTATAGGCTAATCGGGAATGTCTTCTTCTCCGACGAACTGAACGACACAACCGCCGTTCATATTCACGTTCGTCTGGTTAAGACCGTTCATAAGGTTGAGCTCTTTCACAGGAAGAATGATTGCGTTCAGACGAGACATCGTGATTCGATTACCCTTGATTCCGTTATCAGGGTCACCATAAATCTCTTCCTCTGCCTGCTCCACGAGCTTGAGCAACTTCTTCTCTGCAACTTCCTTCGTCCACAGCGCCTTACCGGTGGCCTTGTCTCTCGCCTCTTCCATCAGAGCGTTGTAGTAGCTATACACATGAGGCAGGAAGAACATACTTTTGGCAGCACGAGAAATACGAGTTCTGGATTCGTCGTCCAGAGTTTCGCCATTCATTTGTGCGTATGCTTCCTCTCTGGTAAGGCCATTGTAAACGATGAGATGAATGAATTCACGCTGGCGAGGGAGAAGAGGACGAAGGTTAGGGTCTCTTGCCATACTTATTTCTCCTTCCTCAATAATTTTTGGAGACCCACCCGGTCTATTAAACCGCGACGCTGGACACGCCGAGCCCATTGGGTGGGTCTATGGGCTTTATGAACATGGAGGACAACACGGAGGCCTCCATAGTTTATTATAAAGGTTTTTGCTCAGGTTGTAAAGAGGAGATTTGAAAAAGTTTCTTTTGTCCACTCTCCGCCAGCCACTTGGCATAGCACACAGGACCCATACCGAGCTTTTGAGAGTCTAAAGACTTGAGCCGCCTGCCACATCTTCTGCAGATATGCTTTGCTTCTTCCTTGTTCATAAGCTTTCTCTCCGCTTGAAATCTTCACACCGCGCACTCACCGCGACAGAGCATAGCTTACCAGACACCTCGCAAATCGCGCGGCCATCACCGTTCTTTTGGATGTGCTCACAACGTGTGCAGTTTTTCGCCTTCGGGTTTTGCAGACAGGCGAGCTCGTGACGTTCCATGAGCACACGAGTCTTCTTCAGCGCACCGCAGTATTTACATTCATACGCAAGAACTCTTGTAGCCATTATTTTATCACCTCTTCACAGAATATTCACCATGACGTACTCTACAGCAACGTCATCCTCGATTAGTCCAGTCTTGATGCCCTTTTCAGCAAATCGAATAATCTTAAGAGCATCAATCAACTCTGCTATTGAATAGTGCCCCTGCTTTTCCTTGGCCATCTTTACCTGCCACGCCGTCAGCCCTGTCCGCTTGACAGGCTCCGACTGGTCTCTACCCAAGCCCTGAACCATGAGAATCTGTTTGAAGCCATTGTACAGAACAGAAAGAGTGAGAACAGAGGGTTCCGCGACAGCCTTTGCCTTCAGAAGATAATCAAACGCCTGTCTGACATTTCTTGTGAGAATGGCGTCTGTAAACTGAAAGGTAATATCTCCAATGGGCTTATAGATTACACCGCTGTCGACAAGATACTTCACAGCCTGCTCTGCTCCACACCCTGTCGCCGACATATAGTGACGAACCTTATCTGCTTCCAGCTTGATTCGGCTGTAATCGCATTCACAAATCTCTGCAAACTCGACACAGCCTGCCGTTCTCATACCAGGAATTAGTCGGGCGACGTAATTGGCTAAAATCGAGGAACTGAGTTTTTGGAACTCACAAAGCCTTTCCTGGTTCTGCTTGTAGAACTTGCTACGCTTGTCCATCTTAGAGTAAATAAGGACAAGGTAATCACTGCTGTTCTCTGCGGCGGAAAATACCTTGCCCCATTGCTTATCCGCCTTAAAGAACTCCGTGTCATCTCGCACGACTATCACGCGAGAACCCGCTGTCATTTTGCGCTGTACAAGGCGCTGGTATGCGTCGCTGACCTTGTCGAGGAGCGTAGGCCTAACCTTTACAGCTTTATAGAGATGAGAAAGATATTCGTCCATCACGGCCACTTCTTCTCCGTAGAGAATAATAACTCTGTCGATATCTCCTGAACGAATCTGCTTCTGAAACTCTTGTACTGTCATTTGGCTGCCTCCCAATTCTTTGCCAGCGCCTCAGGCGAGTTATACGCACAAGATTTCGTTCCACGCTCTCCAGGAACAATCCAGCTTACTCTAATAGAGGCGCCTCGAGTAAACACCTTCACATCGTACACCTGTCCGACTCGAAGATTTCTAGAACCGTCTCTACCGATGTATTTAAGTAGCATTGTTTTTCCGCTCCTTTCTCGCTTGCCTGGCTCTTTCTTTTGCTTTCCAGTAATCGTGCTCTTTCTTCTTACGGAAATGCCTGCAATCTTTCACAAGGCATCTTTTTCTCTTCATCTGCCTGACGGAAAGAGTAAATCTATGTAGACAGCACCAACCTACAGGATTCTTACTACCGCCAAGAGGAACCCATTTACCCATCGTCGTCCTCCGTCGTGTCACGGTCTTTCCCGTGCATGGTTGCAATCAGATATTGCCTCGTAAGCTGGGCATCCGTCGCAGGACTTGTCGAACGTGCGACACATTCGATTTCGCTCTCTAATAAACTCTAAAGCGTTCATATTTTACCTCCTAAAATTAAAGACTATTAAGGCTGGAACTTGGATACCTTAGTGTCAGCCAGGATATTTTCTTGACGATAGCTGATTACAAGAAGATGAGCACACGCATTTCGAATAGCAGTTTGAATCTCCTTGAGAGCTCCTTCAGACAAAAGAACCTTGCCGCAGACGAAATCAATTTCCATGTCTACCTCAGACTCAACTCCGTATCTACTGAATGTGACATGAACATGAAAACTTCCGTCCTCGCTGTCCCTATCTGTGATGAAATCTACAGAATATTCGCAGAAACAAAAGATTCCGCTCGCATAATGCGCTTCAGCATTGACGTACTTCAGAAAGTCCTCTATTGTCATAGGTCTCATGACATAGCCTCCCGCATTTCAAGAATCCACATATCCAGGGTGGCATCTTTCTTGACACCTACAAGAGTCAACTCCTGTGCGTACTTAGAGCAGATACGAAGCATCTTGGCGTACACCCGACTATCAGAATACCCATCGCTCTCCATGATTCTACGCATGAGAACGTGGTTGAGCATTTGGAAAAACAGGTCGGGCTCGTACCCGTCTCCGTCTTCCTTTATTTTGATTCTCTGCCCAATCTTGAAAGCGTTGACGCCTGTTACAACTCCAATCTTATCAACGACAAGGCTACAGAAATCTAACAGTTCTTCCACGTCCATGGCGGCATATCGCTCTACCTGCCCAAGGTTGTCTGCGGCGCACACGATGAGCGAACGAGCCACTCCGTCAAGTGATTTGGCTGACTTTTCCAAGAGGCTATCCAGGTACTCTTGACGCTGTTGCATGGTATAAGGCGCCATAGGAATTACAGTACCACGAGACCTAAGAGTTTCCAATGCGTTCTCCGCATTCTGCACCGTCAGCACAAAGTAAGCCTGGCGCGGCGGCTCCTCTGTAACCTTTAGAAGGGCGTTTTTAGCGGCCGCGGACATACGGTCTGCGTCTCTGAAGATGTACACGGTATCTCCGGAGCATTTATAGCAGTTCTTGACAACCTCTCTCACAGCGTCCACAGACAGTTCGGGCTCAACCAAGAATGCTTTCATCTGCTTCGTGAGCCACTTTGCGAGCGTATATTTACCTGAGCCCTTGACACCCGTGAGTATTAAAAATCGAGGAACTGTGTTGAGCTCAACCATATCGCGCAACTGGCCCCTTACAAATTCTTGACCAATCAAGTTGTCCACTTCCCTTCATACATCTCTTCAACGGTTCCGTCACGATGGTAAACCATATGACGAATCCAATGATTGTGCTGAAATACATGAGCATCAATTCTGTCTTCCTGAATAGACAAGTGCATACTCTCACCGTTCTGGTTGATACACAGAATAACATGGCCATACAGTTCATGATTATTCATCAACTTTACCAGACCGTCACGGTCGGTGGAATCAAACTCAATGGATTTCATATTTTTCTGATTAAAGTTGTACTCGCTCACCTTTTCATCCCTCTCGAACCTGGGACAGCTTGACGGCAATACGGTTTTCAGCTTCATCAGCCAATCACAAGGCACATAGATATCTTTTCTGTGTTTACAGGCTTCACAGCTTGTCATCACTCGGTCATACATATTTAGGCCTCCTGTCTCGGAGTATCGAACAAGAACACGCTGGACTGAACAATCGCCTTGGGATTAGACTCCCAACGCAGACCGGAATTGAGTTCACGCACCCATTCCAGAACGGCCAGAGCAAGGTCAATATCATCATCCATCAACCTCTGCTTATACTCAGGAAGGGCGGGGATGTTGATGTACTTGAAGTCCTGGAAAGTGCAGAACTTGCAAACGTCGAGAACGAAATACTGGAACTGCTTGATGAACTGCTTCAGGTCTTTGCCGCTGTTGTACACATCTTCGATGATTTTTACTGCCTGTACCTTATTTCCGCACTCCATGGAGAACAACAGGTCAAAGTGTGTGCTGTAATCGACGGTTCCCAGAGCTCTTACAGCATCTTTAACCGTCACGGTGTCAGTGAGAGAAAGACACTTGTCCAGCATCGTGATAGAGTCTCGCATACCGCCGTCCGCGAGTTTGGCGATATACTGAATAGCTTCCTCTTCCACCTCGTATGCTCCATCAGGACCGCCGCTCTCCACAACCTCATCGTTCTCGCAGGCGACGATGTAGCGAAGACGATTGATGATAGAGTCCAGCGAAATCTTGCTGAAATTATACCGCTGAACACGACTGAGAATCGTAGCAGGAATCTTCTGCGGGTCCGTGGTACACATGATAAAAATTGCAGTCGCAGGCGGCTCCTCTAAGAGCTTCAGCATAGCATTCCACGCACCGATACTGAGCATATGACACTCATCGATTATGTACGTTTTGTAGTCGCAGTCCAGAGGTTTACGACGAGCTCCGTCAATGATGTCACGCACATTGTCCACACCGTTGTTAGACGCCGCATCCACCTCAATGGGCGAGCCCTTACCTCCGTTGATGTCGTTCGCGAAGATACGAGCCGCTGTGGTCTTTCCGCACCCAGCAGGCCCACAGAACAGATAGGAATGCTGAAAAGTTCCTGTTTCAATCTGGTCCATCAAGATATCCTTGATTGCAGACTGCTCGACCACATCGTCGAAAGTTGCCGGGCGGTACTTGACCGCGAGAGTTTGTCTTGCCATTACTTATTTCCTCCTCAAATAAGAGTCTTGATTTCCGGACGACGTCTTTTAGACACGTCCTTATTACGGCGACGCTCTTCCTTCACGGTGGCGTGGGGAAACACAACCACATCCAGCGCACGAACCGTCTTCCCCTGCCAATCGTATGTGTCGATTTTCATAAGACGGTTTTTCCACACACTCATCGTCTGTTCGATATCAGGGTCAAACTGTGCGAACTTCTTGGCACCTTCGATTGCCTGCAGAATTCGGGCTCTGAAAATCTCTTTCACGATGTCCACGTCGTACATGGGTCTGTAATCCTTGTTACCCGTGCCTCTGCCTCCGACCTTATTGAAGCGAACACCCTTCTTCTGAAGTGCTTGCTCCGATTCAACAGGCATATAGTATCTGTTCACTTCATGAAGCCGAGTCTTGTTGTTTGTAACCATGATGTTGTACAGACCGCCCATCAGGGTGTTGGGATGAATACCTCCCATCCTGTCAAGAGCAGTTGCGAGGTCCTGACCAGGAAGAAGACCATTAGACACCAATGAGTCCAGAATGTCGATACCGGACACGAGTGTCTTCTGAATGATTCTGCCCTGCCCCATATCCACGGAAACGAGAATATGCGGAGACTTATCAATGTACTGAACTTTATCTTTGACCTTGTTCATATGTTTACCTCCTCATTGTTCAAATTTTAACTTCCAACCGCCGTTTTTTTTTGCGATTGTGAGTATCTTATTTACCTTCTTCCTCGGTCCGTTGAGTATGAAATCGTAAGATACTTCTATATACCCACCCGACTTCAACTCAATACGGACACGAGGCCACGGTTCGTAGTAAATCCTACCCATATCAGGTGTTGTATAATTTAGACGCCATCATGTCCGCAGTATGGGTCCACAGAACATTGTTGAATCTGCGGATGGCGACATCCAGATTGTCCCACTCGTCCTTTTCATACGCTCCCATGTGATAGCGAATACAGGCAACCTCTTCAGGAGTCAACTGAATAAAGGTGCTTGCTATTGCGACACTCTTAGAGCCGTGCCCAGGGCCCCACACAGAAGGCCTGTCATCATACTTAAATTTTCGACCGGGTTCACCACTTGTGTCTCGCTGATAGTTGTCCACCTTACACAAGTCATGAAACAGACCGATAATGACCGGACTGCACTTGCGCCACCACTCCAGATGAAGAGCATCTGTCAGCTTGAGAAGCTCAGTGGCGACACGATAGCTATGGTCAAACAGACCACCCTCGTAGTCACCATGAAATCGAGTGCTTGCGGGTTGAGTGAAAAACCCCATGTTATGTAACAGCTCAATTACTTCATCCATGCTCATAGCAACACCACTGGCGTATGTGAAGTTGACTCCAACACTTTGACACAGGGCGGCGAACATTGTTTCGCGTTCAAACTCAGACATCATATGTTGTTCTCCTTTTCGATGTATTCAACCAACTCACGCATCACACGAGAGTCAATTACAAAGTAATCAGGCCCATCAGGCTCAAACCGAAAAGCAAGAGACGACCTGAAAAACCCTTGCTCAAATGCCTGCTCTTTCATCTTATCCATCCACGCCTTCTGAATAGAAAAAGACGACTGAGGCTTTGTGGGCAGTTTGGCCTCTACGAAGAACGACTGGGTATGCACATCGCCTCCGCCAAATCTCGTACCACCCGAGTTACACTGAACTCGCCCACCCAGAAGTTTAGCTATCTCTTTTTCTTGGGCCGCTGAGAAGTCCTTTCCGAGGTTTCTGCTCAACTTTGGGTTCCTCCTTCCTATGTTCAATTTTCTTAGTCACCTCCGCCTTTACGGGTGAATGACGTTTGGTTCTATAGAATTCCCACTCTGCTGGAGTTGAAGACACTCCATATTTGAGCTTGTGCAAGGCATCCTTTGTCTCCGCCGACTCAGGCTGATGGGACAGAAGTCGATAAGCTATATTTACAATCTGCTCATCTCTAAACGGCAGGTTATACCCTGTACTCGCATCGAAATCTTTGAACTGCTCAGAGAAGATTACTGACTCTGCTTCTTTGGGGTGCTCTTTCTGTAACTTTACGAGTTCCACTCCCCACTCTGCCCATTGTGCGTCAGATACAAGATTCATATCCAGCTCGTAGTAAATCAAGGAATGAACAAGAATCTGATATCTACGTCTCTGAATAAGAGCCGCAACTTCGTTATCATAGGTGACAGGTTTTTGCTCTTCCGGCTTCGGAATTTTAATAAGTGACATAACTCATCCTCTCAGTTTTTTTTTGAATTTGGCATAATAGGTTCTGGCTGTGGGTTCAGTGAGTCCGAACTTTGCCGCCGCAATCTTAGAACCCTCTGACTCGAAAATACTGCACAGGTCCTGCATAGAAGATGCGCTCCACCGATTGTTTACTCTTTCAGGAAAGGGACACTCATCGTACTCTGCATCGTGCCCGTCTAAACCAAGTTGAACTCTGAGAGCTCTGTCTGCTTGCTCCATCTGCCAATCTTTCAGATAAGTTATCTTACTACCCAGCTCTTCTACAGGAATAGAGGTTACTTTGTCTAAGAGAATTATGGACACTCCGCCGTTTATCACGACAGGCACCTGAGTAGGATAGGCTTTTTTGACACTGGTGGTTAGAGGAGCAACCGTTATCACACCAGAATTAAGATTGCAGGTATTATTTGATACGACAAGAACAGGTCTTGTCTTGTTTAACAGATGGGGCCTGTTGTGAACAGGACAATTCCACCAGTAGATATCTCCACGACTTATCATAAGACATACCCCATCTTTCTCAAGTATTTGAGCACCTCGTTAAAAGTGTCGCCAGACACTACAAACCGGCCGTTTACGAATGCCTCGTAATGCTCCATGACATGACGGATTTCAATCTTTTCTAACTCCATTGTTTACCTCCATCGCATTAGCCTTTCTTCTGGCCCAGGCCGCTTTGGCCTTCTCACTTCGTTTTCTCTTCTCCTCATCTGTCAGCCTCCTATGAGGCTGGCGCCTGGCCGCTTCTCTAAGTTTTTGTCGAGTATCCTCAGACACAGGATGGCCTCTCAGGGTCTGTGAAATTTTTCTTTTGGTCTCATCGTCTCTGGGAATACCTGTCCTGTCAAACTCAGAGGGCACACCCTTAGCTGCCATTCTTCTTGACTGTTCAGCTCGCCTCTCCGGTGTCCAAGACTGCTTAACAGCTCTAGATAGATTTGCAGAGTTCTCAGCACTTCGATAATACGACGAATCACTTGCCCACAATTTCTTAATACCATCAGAGAGTTTTTTACGAGTACAAGCAGATAACCGCCCGCTGGGTCCGGGTTCTCTTAAATTGTAAAGCCTATCTGACTCATAACCTCCATAAAAGTCCACCCAATACTTTTCTCTCTCAGTCAACTTTTCTTCTGAAACTTCTTCCAGCACAGAGAACACAAAATTGCTCTCGCCATATTTGTTCCAAGCGGACTGTAGATATCGATTCAGGTGCAGGCTGTGCCTTAACTCGTATTTGTGCTGTCGAAGTCTTGCGAGAACATCTAAGCTCTGCCCAATGTAGATTTTTCCTGAACGAAGATTGGTTATTTGATAGATTCCAATCACATTCATCACCTCCATCTACATTATAGCGTAGTTAGGTTGGATTGTAAAGAGCGAACTTCCACAGCTGATTCGACAGCAGACTTTGCAATCCACCCGGACCATGTAATTTCGCTCAACTTCTTGTCTACTTCCTCTACTGCCTCTCGTAACTCTTGCTCAGTTTCAAAAGGATTGATATGAAAATGCTGCCCGCACTCAGGACCAAGCCCGTAAAGACGACTCACAGGGTGCGTCAGGGGTCTTCCGCATTTCATGCAGTAGTCGGTTCTAAGACGACGAGCCTTAAGGGACATATACACCATCCCTCGCGTCTCTTTAAGAACACGACCGGCCATCACTCTAAAAGGCATGGCTTTTTTGTTATTCCAGTTGATATTGAAATCCATTCCTTCCTGAGTCATCCAGTTCTTGACCCTGACAATATATTCCTTGCCTACCCTTAAAGCAGTACCCGGGATATGATTGGGCGTGGCAGGTTTTGCAACTTCTTCGTCTACACGGGTTGCTCTATATATAACCTCCACCATTTGCCCATCAGGAGCTTCAAGTGCTTTTGCAACATCTTCAGATTCTCTTTCTATGCTCTTCAATAACGCTTCCATAGTATTCACCTCTTTTCAAAATAAGCGCACAGCCGGTTGCCTGGCTATGCGCTTATTATACTACATATTGCGATTCTTGTAAAGAAGTTTTTTAAGAAAACGCCGCAAGCACTCGGTCGTTGAGCTCGTCTTTCCAGTCCTCATCTTCTTCTAAGAACTGGTGCAGTTTGGCCTTTCCCTGGAACTTGAGAGCCTCTCCTTCGTTGAGTGCTACCTTACCGTCTTCATCCATGATGCTGAACCAAGCACCTGCGGCATTGATGATGCCAGCACGAATAGAAAGGTCGATGATATCCGAGATATGGTCAATGCCTGTGAGGTACTTCAGAGTGTAGAACCCAGTTTTTCGGTCAGACTTGAACACCTTGGACTTGACCACTGCAACCTTCACAAGATTACCCGCAGGATTTTCAGAATTACGAGGGATAGAGTTTCCCTTATCGTCGATATAGTCGCTCTTCTGAAAAGACATACGAACAGAGCAGTTATGTCTCCACGCTCTACCACCAGTCGTAGTGGTGCCGCCGTATGTGCTATTCATGTCCTCTCGCACCTGATTGATTCCAATAAGTGTGCAACCTGTACGAGCACAAATGGGAATCATCTCCTTGCTGAACAACGTGAGAGCCATTGAGATGCCGCCGTATGTGCGGTCTTCAATGGTTTTGGCGTATGCTTGGGCGCTTACCATTGCCGCAAGAGAGTCCAGCACACACAGGCTGATATCGCCCGTTTCTACAATGGACTTAACAGCTTCAAAGACCTCTTCTGCGGTCTGCTCATCAGGGCTGAAAAGAATGAGGCTGTCGATGTCCACACCCAATTTCTGAGCCCACTCTGCATCAAGCGTTCTTTCGATATCCACATATAAAACCTGCTTATCGGGGAACATCTTCTGAGCGCCTGCCACAAGGTCAAGAGCAGTTGTGGTCTTTCCTCCGCCCTCCTCGCCTGCGAACTCAATGATTCTTCCTATGGGCATACCTCCATAGGTCATGTAGTTCATTCTGGGTGAGCTGAACGGAATTCTTCTGACTGCATCAAAGCTCATGCCTTGCTTACACACATCGGCCTTGAACTTCTTATTCACATCACGAAGTACATCTTCAAGTCTCTGACTCGACATACTCCACCTCCTGAAAGAATGGGCGGCACTTTTGATAGCACTCTTCGCACATAACCACCGGGTCGCCCTTATCGTCGATAGCTATATGCTCAGCGGAGCATTTACATCCGCATATCACGCATCTCTGACCCATCATACACCTGACTGTTTCGTAAGGTCAATTTCTGCAATCCTCATACTGAGAACCTTCTTAACAGAGTTCAACATCTCCCATGCGGCCTCTTCTTTAGACTTAATGGAAGAGCCAGCTCTCTGAAGAACGATTACAGAAATAGCCTCTGCTTGAGCGGCAAGGTCCGCGGCCGTATCCTTATCCGCAACCGTTCCTTGCGCTTTCTCGCGCACACGATTGAAGACTTCTTTGTACACAGCCTTTGCAACGTCCTCCTTGATTCTGAGCTCTTCACGACGAGAAGCAGTCAAATACAAAAGAGACGGAAGATTCAATGTGAAATCCTCCAGCTCATCATCTGAAACGGGCGTGCCTTCATCGTTGGTTAAAATCTTATCGATTTGGCTCATATAGGAATCCAACTCTCCACAGGCCTCATTTACGAACGCTTTGACCATAGAGCGAACAACCTCAGAAAGATTTTCAACTCTATCGTTATTCTTACGAACAGCATCCAGGTCTACAGAAGATGCGAGTGCAAGGTTCATATCAGCCATTAGAATCTCCTCCTCGCGTATTCCGCCATGAGAATAGCCTCTGCCATTCCGTCGTTAGGTTTACGACTCCGAACGGTGGGAAGCAAAGACACATGGGGAAATAGTTTACGACACACCTCAATGGAGGTGTTTTTATCAGACGTGACACAGAATTCTTTCTTCCAGGTCTGCGGAGGTACAAGTTGATAAGGGATATCGAAGGCCTGCAATAGACCTTCGATATATCCCAAATTGTGTCCAAAGTTAAACATAGACACAACTCCCTGACCCGGCATAGCACCCACCTTCTCTAAACAGCACACGGACGACGGGCCCGATGCCGCCTTGAGAATAGCGGTGTATGCACTTTCATGAAAGGGTACCACAGTACACTGGCCGTCCTCGGTGAGTAACGCGAGAGCGCCGCTCTTACCTGGGTCAATACCAATGTACGTTTTCATCACTTACTCGCTCTCCGCTGAATGGTTTCAATGGCCTTACGAGCCATCGCAGCCGCCTGAATGGACTCAGCGGCAGCCTCTTCGGCACGGTGCTTGATGACATTCAGGATATCCAGCTTCACCTTGTCCTCTTCGTTGTTCTTGACCATCTCAAAGAAAACTTGCGTAAGGTTGTCAACGTCCTCCATGGCATCGGCCGCCTCGTCCGCTTCCTCACGAAGCACGGCGTAACTTTCGTGGTCCGAATTGTTCACGGCGCCGAATTTGACAGACGCACGACCGTACTCTTCGCACTCAGCGCACACAACACTCTTAATCAGTTCTTCCATAATTTACCTCCCGGCCTTCTTACAGGCTGTTTTATATTGACACCACCTACAAGGTTTTGTGTCGACGTGCATAGGGGGCGGAACCTGGCGCTCTACATAACTGTCGCACTCCAGAATCTTATCCACCCGAGCTTGTTTCATCTCCTGGGTGACATGATACACCTCAGGGCACTCAAGACTACAATTATCTCTGTTCTCGTACAGAACAAGGGCATCTTCCAGGTCCAGGCACATACAGTAGGTACAAACCTGGTCCTCATGAGCAGAATCGACATGATTCTTAGTGACAGCGGACGGGTCTTTATCGTCATGACCGTACTTGAACGAAATCTGGTTCTTGAACTCAAACAGGTAATCAGTACCCGTAGAAATTCTACGAACGATACCGTCGCACATGAACGAGATGTTCAGAACCTTATGACGAAGAGAAGTTTCTACGCCCCGCTTACCTCTTACTTCAATGTCCAGGCATTTACCTTCCGCCCACTTTTTACGAAGATAGTCCTCGACATCCAGATACTGCCAGTCATAGCCTAAAAGGGGCATCTGCATGAGTGCTCCCTGAATGGCCACGTGACGACGAGTACCTGTGTCTGCCATACCCACAGAGCAGTAATCCGTCTTAGAATCATCAGGTGTTGCTCCGGTAACCTGAAAATACATCTGACGAAGACATACCATCGAAGAAGGTTTGTAGCTCTGGCTGGGTTTTCTTCTGCCCTTCTGGTCAGTGACTTCGATGGCGGACATGACGTCCGCCAAGAAGGCCTTGTTGATAGGTTGCTTCTTGGCGGCCGCCTGTACCAGTAAACCCAGCTTTCGCCGAGAATTAGCCATTCGCGGTCTCCTCGTCCACCATGAGGGCCATTACCTGCGTGACCTTACCCGCGGTGAACTTGAAGCAGTCCTCGTCACCGTAGTAGAGCTCCACAGACTCCTCCGGACAAGAGTCCACAAGGCTCTTGAGCATATTGATGTTGGCACAGCAATGGAACGGAGCGAAGGACTCACTCTGCTGATACGGAATTAGCTCATTGGAGCTGTTCTTCTTGCTCGCGACCTGAATGCCGTCCTTGGTGAAAGTGAAGTATGCGCCGCCCTTATCGTAGGGCTCGATGAAGATTGCAAGACGGCTGATGACGTCCTGAATAGCAATCTTGGACAGCTTGCAATGGCTGGGGAACTCAACTTCCAGATACTGAGAAACAGCGTCGGCGGGGTACTCTTCCTTACCGTCGTACTCCACACCGTACAGAACCATATCCTCGGATTCGAAGAGGAATGCGCCGTCCTTGTACCACCAGTTGATTTTTTCCTGCTTGAACAGAGACAGCATATCCATCATCTCTGCAGACAGCAGGTACTCGCCGCCCAGAACATCCATGTCGTTGAAGCAGATACAATCCGCATCAGACGTGATGACACGCTTGCCCAGGAAGTACCCGCAAAGGGCAGGGGTATCGACCGTCTTGGCCAGACAGGGCTTGTTGATGTCCAGAATGTTCTTCACAGAGGTCAGATTGATAATCTTGCCCTCCCCCTCTTTCGTGAAGCTGTACTCAGGGAACTGAACGACGCCGTCCTCGTCCACGCACAGGTCGATTTCGTAGCGGCCGTTTGCATGGACAATCAGCTTATCCGTCATTTCCAGCGTTACAGAATCACTGCTGATGCGGCTGATGAGGGCCGAGAACTTGGAAACCGGAACCACCGCGTACATATCCTCACCCTGAATCTTGTCCGCACGGACTTTCAGCGTGTTCGCGGTATCGGTGGTGGTGAGAGTCAGAACATTGTTCTTCATCTCGATGCACATCATGCTCGTAATGGGCAGGAGCTTGTTCTCCGAAGCGCCTTTCACAGAGCGTGCCACCATGTCCTGAAACTTGACGGCGGGGATTGTAATTTTCTTACTCATTGTTTTGTCCTCCTTAAATTATTTACCAGATAAAGTTAGAGTTTGCCATCTCACCATTATCTACCAGAAAATCCTGAGCAGTGGCACTCTTATTCACAGCCGTGATAAAATAAATCCACTGAGCAATCTCTTCGGCAGATGCCCAACGATGAAGGATAGCCTCATTCAGGACTGCGTCCAGCTTAGTCTTGTCCTGAACGATGTGCTCATTGATTGGCGTGTACACGCCGCCGGGGGAAATACTGTTGCACACCGCGCCATATTTGGCCACTCTTAGTGCGAGATTCTTGGTGTACGCAACGACGCCGCCCTTGCTGGCCGTGTACCGGGGAAACTCTGCGCCGCTGTGTGCGCTTGCAGATGCCACAGTACACACGGCCTGAATACAGGGCTGGTCTGCATAGGCTTCGCAGAAATTGATGAGTCCGACGAGGTTTACATCAATGCTGTCGTCATCCTCCTGAGTTCCTGCATTCGCGATTACGATTTCCGGAAATTCAATGTCAGGAAGAGTGTCTCTGACATCCGCGATGTAGTGATGATAATTCGGAGCATTGATAAGAAACTCGCTGTCCACAGGATTCTTATCAATTCCAAACACGTCGTACATCAAATTACCGTGGTCATCTCTTACGAACGCAAACAGTTCCGCGACAGCCTTTCCAATGCCGCTTGACGTACCTGAGATAATTACTCGTGTCATCATGCACCTCATCATACATTCTCCAGGTAGGTCTTACCTACACCGTCCTTTTCCCACTTCTTGCAGACCTTATAACCGATGGGACTGAATACGACCTCGCACAGCAACTCCGCGACACAACCCGTGATGGAACAGAACACAACCTGCGTCATGGTCCACCCAAACAGGACATGACTGACAATCATAGCAAATACGAAGTTATCCACAAACTGAGCTACCAGAGTAGACACATACGAACGAACAGCGTATTCCGTAAAGGTGCTATTTGCATACAGTCTACCGATACCGTAGTTGATAAACGCATTTACGATAGAAGAGATAATGAATGCGATTGTACTGCCCATGAGAACATACCAGGTACCGCCGATTGTATTATTCAGCGCCTGATTCACAGCAGTTTCGTTGAATGTGTAGAACTCGGACCAGTTACCCGGGATAAGGGACACCAGCTTCATAACCGCACACACAACAAGGTTCATCAGAGCCGCGAACAACGACAACTGAATAGATGCTTTGGGCCCGAATCTCTTGGTAATCATGTCCATGCACAAAAAGCTGAGCCACGATACCGTGAATCCACAGTCCAACGCCAGCCACGACAGACCCGTCGCGATTTCCTTATTCGCGAGAAGGTTCATCAAGATGACAGACACAGTGAAGAAAGCCACTACTGCGGCCGGGACGGACTGCATGAGTCTCTTCCAGTCCCTGAGTTCCTTTTTGAAATCCATTGTTGATTTCTCCTTTTTATTTTTATTTTGAGAGAGGGTTTCAAAGGAATACAAAACTCTCTTGCTCAATCAGATGAGTGAACGCTGGCGTACCAGCACGGGCTTATACCGATAGTTCTTAGCCCAGTCCAGCAGAAAGTCGATGTTGAATCTGATTCTTTCTGTATATTCTGTACCGAGCTTGGCCATATCGTAGCCCTTAGATTCCACATAGGCCTGAATTTCACGCTGTGCGGCCTTGGGCATCATCGCGATATGCTGAGGACTATGACTGCTCTTCTCACTGACAAGAACAGAACCATACTTGGTCATAATAGACCCGTTTGCCCCGTTCATCAACCAGCTTGTTGAGTCCGCACTTGTGAACGGATACATCTCCAGCACATTTAGACTCGTCATACCGAAAGCATGAGTGCAAATATCCGGATTAGAGCTATGCTTAATGATGTCAAAGCATTTATCGATGAACTTAATCTTGTCCTTGACGGGCTTGTCATTGGCAGGGGAGATACCCATATACCAAATCTTGTCCCCTTCCGGACTCCTGTAATCCAGAATATTATGCAACCACTTGAAGTCTTCTCCCTGGTGAAAAATTGGAAGCAGTTTTTTCGGGCTTTTCAAACGCTCTCTCATATAGAGATAGTTGTTCCAGCTCATCTCAGGGGCCTCTGCTAACTCTTCACGAGTTTTGGGGTGCCTAAACTTTCCCGGGATTTTATCCACCTGAGCGAAGACATGAACATCATCATCGATACCATTGAGGTACTCGATATATGCGTCCACATCAACCTCAGCATCACGAGTGTGCGCTGAAAAGGCTCCAGAGTCAATTAGCAGATATCCTCTGCACAGCCCTTCGTTTCTTCCTGCAATCCAACCATCGATGACGTTACGGTCAAGAAGCTGGCTCGCAAGACGATTTGCTCCTTTTCTCTTAAGGTCTTCTTCAAAAACCTTGTTCAAGCTACCTGCGAAATAGAGCTGAAATCCAGGTAACGGTGCAACGCGAGGTGGCGTCGTAGGTTTTGCAGGTTTTGTTGCGATAAGCGACATAGTTTCACCTCAAAATAATTTCTTCTTGTTGTCCAGAACGACAGGTTTAAGTTTTCTTGAATCCATGTACTCCTCGATTTCAGGAATCCATGTACGAATACCCAAATCTTGAGCGGCGGCATCTAATCTTCTAAGCCACATCATTCTAGATTTGATGCTCTCCTCATCGATTTCGATACCGAACTCCACAGGACACCGTAATTTCCAGTTACGACCGAACTGCGACAGACCGATAGATGTTGTTCTTGTGCTCTGAGAATAATAGAATCTACAATGCGGCATTCCACAGGTAATAGACCTGACAGGATGAATCTGACACCTGTAAGTTCCATCTTTCTCGAACAACCATCTGCACCGAGGCTGAATATCTCTGTCGGGCCATCCTACAAAAAGAGCGGTTTCAAGTTTAGGCTTGGGGACACAGTAGAACACGACGTCTTTTCCGTTGATGGTATGATGCTCCTCCCGTATGAGAGTTTTAAGTATCCCCACAACTTCAAAACTCAATCCCCAAACCAAGAAATCTTCCGGGTTGGCTTTCAATATTCTGTTCATACCTTCCTGCGTCCAAGCATTGGTTTCCCATGGGCAACACTTTCCGCACATCTTACAGTCATCCTTGACGAAGAACGACTCATTCAGCCTGATACTCGTAGGAGGAAGAACACCGAAAGGTTTACCGTCCAACACAATAGGTTCACGAGCAACCTTGTTGATGTACTCCAATAGCTTATAGGTACTATCTACAGACACATCACACCTCCAAAGGCTCGCCGTACCAGACTCTTGTGACTTCAGCGTCGCAGCGCATAGGAACTCTGATTTTTTCTGCCGCGGCTCCCACCATCAAAGAAGACAGTAGTTCAGCACATTCCTTGGCATTCGCCTCAGGACACTCGCAGATGACTTCGTCATGCACCTGAATAAGCAAATGGCAGTCCAGTTCCTTGAGTCTCGGATTATCGTTGATTGCAATCATGGCCAGCTTCGTCATATCAGCCGAGCTTCCCTGAATAATGCTGTTGACACATTGTCTTTCAGCATCGGCAATCTTACCACCGTTGTCTGTGATTTTGATTCCTTCTTCACGAGCCCGCATGATGATATCACGCTTTTCCTTACCGCCCCAGGTTTTTTCCAACTGCTTGATGTACTTCTTCTTTACAGCGGGGTCAACCTCTGCTTCGCCCTGGTCTTCTTCCCACGACAACGGGTCAAATGTGGAAGGACCACCTGCCATAAGTTCAAACTCATAAGGCTCAAGCTGCACATCGGGCAGACGCCGCTTTCTACCCCACGCCGTTTCTACATATCCATATTCACGAGCGTGAGCAAGAACATCGTTCATCCACTTCTTAACCTTCGGAAATTCGGTGTAGAAAGTATCTACGATTTTTTGCGCTTCCTTGGTGGAACAATTCAACTGCTCCGCGATAGCTTTTGCACCTCGTCCATACATAATACCCAAAATGATGGACTTCACAGAGCTTCGTCTCTTCGCTCCTTCCGGATTCTTTGTACCATCAGGCCTGAATTCCTTGCACTCCTCATACGGGACCTTGTAGATTTTCTCTGCAATCCAAGCATAAATATCCTTTCCGTCAATATACGCCTGAATGAGGTGCTCGTCATGACTCATATGTGCAAGAGTTCGGGGTTCCTGCTGAGAAAAGTCACTGGATATGAGTACGAATCCATCCCGGCCTCGGAACATCTTTCGAATTTCTTTATTATGAGACGGGATATTCTGCATATTGGGGTCGCTGGAACTGAATCTTCCAGTTGCCGCGCCGTACTGGTGGAAGCTACAATGGATTCTTCCAGTCTTGGGGTTAAGGATTGCAGGCATCTTGTCGACGTAGGTAGACAACAGCTTCTGAGTCTCTCGATAGTCCAAAATCGCCTTAGACAAAGGTGTATCCAGTCTGAGTAGAATGTCTTCACCTGTCCCTCTGGGCTTTTCCTTATCAGGAGATGTAAGACCCAGAATGTCATACAAGATGACCGCGAGCTGTTTTGGACTTCCTACGTTCACAGGGTCCGTGAGACAGGTTCCAGGGTTACGCATTCTAAAGTCTGCGATTTCCTCTGAATACATGGCGAGTACCTCGTCAATGTTCTTTTGTCTCTCAGCCATCTGTGCATTATACTTGTCTGACAACTGTTTTGCGAACTCGAGGTCTAGACAAATTCCGCGGTCTTCCATGTCCGCCACCACTTTAATTATAGGCATCTCAATATGACGGAACACATAGTAAGGACCAGGCAGTTTTTCCTCTGTTAGGTACTTTTTCTGGAACTCCATCAGTTCCCACGTCTTGACGGCGTCACCCGCGGCATACAGATACGCGGTGGTGACGGGAATATGCGTGAAAGGAATACCTTCAAACAGCTTATCGTAGGTGAGAGATTCGTTATCCTGAGAATCACAATACTTAAGGTGAAGGTCTTTCAACCTATGAGACTCATTCTCATTTAGACAGCTACCTGCGAGCTGAGTATCCCAATATGCAGAAAGTTCTACTCCGAGTTGATTTCTGCAAACTCGAATATCGAACTTTGCATTGTGAAACACCCATTTTACTCCTGCGTCTTCCGCACGTCTGAGCTCCGCCGCCATGTCTGGCATAGACACCTGATTAGACGACAGAACACCAGTCACATAGCTCACATGATTCAGCGGTATGTAACAGGCCTTACGACCTGGAACATACAAGCACACGCCGGCAATGGTTGTAGTTATGGGCTCCAATGACGATGTTTCTGTATCGATTGCTCCATATCCGAACTTTATGATATCGTCTACATAAGCTCGGACGTCTTCCGCAGTCCTGAGAAGCTCGTACTTGTCTTTGTACTTGCCCAACTTGGTGTTGACAACTGCAACGATAGTAGAGATTCTCTCATACACGCTCTTTCCGCCCTTTACGGTGGGAGTAGCCACCACTGCCTTGGAGGCCCGTGAGACAGCGGTGGCATCTCCTGTACGAGTAGACCTTGGAGGGAGCTTCTTAAGAAGCCCCATTATTAGAAGGTCTCCTCAGGATTTACAGCGCGGCGGGACCCACGACGGCCCTGAGGTGCGTCAGACGAAGAATGCTGGGCGCGGCCCGTTCTGGACGACGTTGCCCCAGATGTCGACGTGGTAGCGGGAGTCTGACGACGGGGCGTGTAGCTGGCAGAATTTTCCGAGGAAGACCCGCGACGACGAACAGGCGCGCCGTCCCCCTCCGAAGGGAACTCACCCGTCTCCAGATATTCGTTCATCTCGTCCGCGGTCTTCTGAAGAACAAGGCTGCCCTCCAGTTCGGGCTTATCCATCTGGCTGACATCCTCAGCCTGAACATTGTCCACAGGGTAGATTTCGTACTTGGTGGACTGGTCACCCGCTCGACCGTGACGTTCAATTTCAAAGACGTGCTCACTCAGCGGGCTGTAACGATTGATAAGCCCCTGGAGCTTGGAAATGAACTGACGGCCGCGCTCCCAAATCTTGACCTTCTGGTCATCCAGCTGATACATGATAACGAAACGAGCGGCACGAGCGGGAATGCCGGCCTCGCACAGCGGGCACTTCTCGATAGGGTCACCCGGCATACGAAGGCAGTCCACCTGACGCTCCTTGTCACCCAGCTTGATACGATGAGTGGAAAAAGTGGGAATGTCTTCGATGCTGTCGAACATGAACTGAACACGAGCGACATCGCCGTCGTTCTTCAACTGGAACCACTCACTGGAACCACCGCTGTAATACTTATCCGCCTGTTCGTTGGTAATACGAGCCATTTTTAATACCTCCTGAATGTTTTATGGTTTTTGAAGTTAAAAAGGGAGAGGGTTGAAACCCTCGACGTGAGCGTAATCAAACTCACCGACTGCACAACGGCGGTCACGGTTGACCCACTTGGGGACATATACATCGTATCCGCCGCTCTGCTTATACAGAATCTGCACCATGGACTTCGGATAGAAAGTTGTGATGGGTTCGCCATACAGCGTCTGCCCGATACGAACCTTGATGGCCTTATCAGTCTCACCCAGAATGTGCCGGTTATCGCAGACGCGAACAAGGTCGTTGCGACCCGCATTCTGCGGAATGTTTCTCAAACCACTCATATTATCCTCCTCATATGTCTTTTGGTTTACGGTAGAAACGGTGGGTAATACACCCAACCTGCGCCAAAGCGCATCAGATGCCCAGCCCATCAGTCTTCTGCCTTCTCCACAATCTGCCGATAGTACAGACCATCGGTGATGATACAGCGAATAAGCGCCTTGGTCGTGTCGGTGAGCTCCGTGAATGTGTACTGAACAGACAGAGGCCACCCAAACTTGTCCGGATAGACCTTCGTTGCTCGAGAAAGGTTATCCGCAGTCAGCGACTTCTTATGGCACAGCACATTGATTCGACGCTTGCACACCGTAATCTCGAACACGTTACGGCCGTTGTACTTTACGATTACGATACGGCCATCCTTACTGACCTTATACTCCAGGTCCTGATTGGCGTACTCACCAACTTCGAATCTGAAGTATTCGACAAGCTGGGTGCCAACGCCCGGAGCACCTGCGGGAAACTTCATGCTCGTATTGGCCTTCTTCTTAGGCGCAGGCTTATCCTCATCTTCGGACGGAGTGTTCTCGCACTCAGAAGTTTCGGGCTCAGGTACGTCTTCTGCGGCGGGTGCTTCTTTGGGTTCCTCGTCTAAAAGACGATACCACCGCTTGAAAGTTGCGGGCGTCACGACCTTAACGGTCTTCTCATCGCCGTCATCGAACTCCAGCGTGATTTGCAGACCGTCCTCCTTGACGACACGGCCCATAAGGCCTCTCTTCTTGTCGTACACTTCTCGGCCCGCAATTCCATTTTTTGTGGCCATAATTGTTATCCTCCTTAAAAGTGTTTATGTCGAAGTGTGCCAGGCACCTTCAAGAGTATTGTACTACACGTGGCTCAATTTGTAAACAGTTATTTTAAGAAATTTTCAAAATACTTCTTGCAAATCAAGCACGCCTGAGTCAAGGTCGTTTATGTCCTTTCCCTCAGGTATAATATACTGCGTTATTAGCTTAGAAGTACCTACATTCTTACGAATCCGCTCCGCTCCCTTGTACCCGGCTTCATCAGGGTCGAGTCCTAATATCAACTTACGAACGGGTAATTTGCGAAGTATCTCATATTGTTCATGAGCACCGGTGCCCAAAAGAGCCACAGCAGGTATATCAAACTTCCAGCAAGTAAGGCAATTAAACACACTCTCACAAACGACTGCCCGTTCATATTTTTCAGGTTCTCTAAAAAATCGTTCTGCGGCGTAGACAGGTTTTTCAACGTCTCTTGGATAATTGAAGAACTTCGTCTTAACGGAGCGGCGAGCAATGAAAGCAGGAGAACCATCAGCCCTAAAACAAGGGAAAGTAATTGAATCGGTATCAGAATCAAAACCAATATCAAACGCTTCAATGAGTTCATCTGTCAACCCTCTTTCGTACATATATGGATGAATATACCTGTATTTTGCAAGTTCCGCCTCCGTAAACGCTGGAATAACTATGCGTCGCCGCGAGACCTTGCGAGACAGCGGCAAGTCAAGGGGCTTCCGGGTTTCTATACTCAAAGACACAAAGTTGCGAGATAGCCACTTCTCGCCGTATGCGCCGTCGTCGTCATAACCAAACACTTGAGATATCATCTGAGTTAAACTGCCCGCCCACCCGCAAGCAAAACAGTGGCATGACCCATCTATCTTAGATATACCAAATGACGGTTTACGCTCTTGACCACCTTTGTGAAAAGGACAGGTCGTCATTATGTCGTCATTTCCTGACAATCGAAACTTATGAAATACATTTATACCTGAAAGTACGCAGTCATCTCTGAGCTTGTACAACACCTGCAACTCGTCTTCCAGTATAGGATTTCCCCTAACTCTAAACATCAGAAGACCTCCGTGGCATCTTTATAATCGGTGCCTGCGTTCTTTTTGGCGGGCTTCTTTTCTTCCCAGGGGGGTGTATCTTCAGATTTCGCGCTCTCCGTGTCATCAACTTCATCGTTTTCGACGTAGTTAAACACACCCTTGTCGATGTCCCAAAGATAGTTCAACTTGGTGCCTGTCACACCATTTCTGTTCTTCTGAACACACAGTTCCGCTCGTGCGTCTTTCTGACGCATACTCACGACCACAGACGCATTATAGGCGATACCGTCTGAGTCTCTGATACTCTCCAGACCCGGAGCCTTGTCTTCTTTTGCTCCATCACGATTAGACTGAACAACAACGAGAATAGGTATTCCGAGCTCAATGCTCATGTCCATCAGGTCTTCTGAAATATTTGTAAGCTGTGCGGTGACGCTGTCACCTCTTCTTGCTCGCTGGTCTGTGAGATAGCTTATACCATCGATGCCTAAGATGTCCAGATTATTTGTCTTGACGAAAGACTTCAACTTCTGAACAGTAACTTTCCTTGCAAACTCTTTCGGGTGAGCTACGAAGAAAGGAGTTTTGTTTTTCTCAAGGTCTGAGATGTATTGCTCATATTCAGGCATTTCTTCGCCTCTGACCATTGACCTGTTAGACATATGGCCATACAGCGTGTCAAAACGGTAACCTGTCTTACTACCTGACATCTCCGGCTCAATCAAGCCGACTCTGTAACCCAGGCGCCATGCGTGTTCAAGTGTCTTTATGAGAACCCACGATTTACCTTGACCAGTTCTGGCGAAAATAACAACAAGCTCCTCGCCCCTGTGCCAACCACCTGTGATGTCGTCCAGCTGGTCAAACCCGGTAGAAATGGAGTAAATCTCTGGATGCTCTTTCATTTCCTGCCACTCATCGTATCTTTTACGAGCGGAAGAAATGATATCAACACCCTTGACGGCGGACTTGACTTGCAGAGTATCAAGCTGACTATTCAAATATTCAACGGCCGCAGTGGCATCTGTCTGCATAAGCTCCGCTATCTTCTGAACAACCGGGACGGCTTTAGAGTATAGATATTCTTCATTGAATGTATTTATCAGATACTCGTCTGTCTCCGACACAGACACGATAGAAAAATCAGGAAACTTATGAATGAATGTTTCCTTATCAGGCACATTACCGTATTTCTGATAATGCTCCATGATAAATTGGTACTCGTCTGGATACGTTATGAAATAATCCGGTGTTATACTATTCAACTCAAGTATAGACACACTCTTGTCATTCAAAACTTTTGAAAGAACCTGTAACTCTACCACTGTTACACCCCTCTTCTATCTTCGCCCACGAATTCAATTATGTCACTCGTGTTCCAAATTCTACTTGCGAGCCGTCCGCCCACAAAGTCTTTTAGACGTTCCTCGCCTAAATTGCCTGTGAAGATGTTTGCTCTGTTTGCGATTACGCGAGCGTCTACGAAGTTGAAGAAAGTTGCGCTGGAGTAATCAGACATCTTAACAGAAGACACATCGTCCCATATGACAAGGTCACAGTCTAAAAGACTTTGCCTGATTCTCTTGAAATCCTCATCTTCGTTATTCATTCGAAGCCGCTCCCGGTCAAAGAATTCAGGAACAGAAATGAATATACCCCTTGTTCTAAAGCAGTTACCTCTCCACACCTGATTGAAATATGCGGACATGAGTTTCACAGCCCAGCTCGTCTTACCATTACCAAAGGTTTCTGAAAACAGGTACAGATTGTTACCCTCGTTGACCCAGTTTCTTATGTCGTCCTTAATGTCACGAAGGTACACGAACGAATCTCGGTCACCGTTACCTGGAACGAGCCTCTCCGGGTACCATCTGTACCTAGGTATATTAGACAGCTGAAATAAGTTTAGCATTTCAGCGTATCGTACGCAAGTGGGCCCACAGGCATTTCCTTTCAACCCGCAGACATCTTCGTACCAACATTTATCTACCATATTTGCCTCCTTAGAAAATATCCTCTTCAGGTACTCCCTCTAAAGGATTTTTTCTCTTTTCTTCCATGGTTTTTGCCCTAAAAGCATCAGGTCGTGCCGTATCCCAAGACGGAGTAGAGCCCTCCTTGCATTCTTTCGCTGAATACTGCAAGCTCTTCCATCCGTGACCTACGGTATCTTTGACGACTCTGACTCTATCACGCTCTCGCACAGACGCGAGAATCTTCATTTGCTCCTCTATGGACTGCTCAGGCAGGAGGGAGCCGGAAGCTCCGAGCATTCTGAAGTAGTTTCCGAGCTCTTTCAAAAGTTCTTGACTGAAATTGAACTTCGCTGAAACTCTCTCACACATCGTGATGAACGAGTTCGTTTTCTGAATAGAACTCTTCTTTGGAGTTTTCTTAGTATCAAAGAGTTTCCCTGAATGAGACGGTGATTTTGTAGGGGTCGCGGGTGAAACCCTATCTTGTTTACGTTCTTTATCTTTATTTACTTTATTTAGGGGTAGGTTTTCTAGGGGTAGGTTTCCACCGCCTTGAAACCGGGTGCTTGAATCGAGGTCTTTTTGCACCTCATCTTCAGAACATTCATTGTCGTCTTCTGCGTACTGCGGTTCTTCGTACACGCAGTATTCATAGACGAAAATACCCTTTCCAGACTCACGAGGGGTGAGTTTACGAACGATAAGATATCTGTTGTCTTTCAGTTCTTTCAGAGCCGCGTTGATAGCAGTTTGACCTTCTTTGCAGATTCTGCATAACCCTTCCACGGAGTAGTCCCAATCCTCAGGAAGAGAAAGCATTTTGCAAAGAAGGCCAATAGCTTTCAAAGACATATTTTTGTTCTTCAAAATATTGTTTGGTAAAATTGTGAAGTTATCACTCTTCTTGACTGTGAATTTAGACATAGTCGTTTCTCCTTTTTTCTTGAATCATCAAAAAAAAGCTCTTGTGTTGTCGCACCCGAATTATCAAACAGTGGTTGAATGATGCCACTCAGTCAACACTAATAACGGTCTGATAAATGGGAAGTCGCGGATGCGACAACACAAGAGCTTTTATTTCGTTGTGTAAACCATTATTAGTGTTAATGTTGAGTGAGTGGCAAGTTTAAGTATAACACCCTCACGCACATAGCGCAAGGGTGTTATAGTGGTTTCTTGAATTTTTGCTGTATCAGCTGTGAAGAACGCTTTCCAGCTGGTTGTCAACTTCAGCGTTCACAGCATCCCACAGGGCGGCCTTTTCTGCCTCAAGGTTTGCGCCTTCCGGAATGACTCGCTCTTCACTGAAAGTGAACTTGTAGTACGTTCCGTTGATTTCGCGAGTCAGGCCGCTGTCAGCACGAATAACAGTTGTTACGCCCTGCACCGGTACAGCGCCAGGGTCGGGCGTGGATTGCGAGAGAGCGTCGTTCTCGTTGGTCTCTGCGGCTTCTTCAGCGGGTTCCGGCGGGCATGGTTCGTATGCTTCGCACACATCGGGCGCGAGATACGTTTCCCCCTTCTCTTTCACGTGAATTCCGTCGCATTTGGAGCAGTATTCGTCCTCAGGGTCTCCTGCGAACTTGCACTTGATGATTTCGGGTTCATTACTCATTTTTCATTCTCCTTATTTTTAGATTCCATTGATTTATATCTATGCCTCGACGCCTAAGCATCCCGGTACATAGCCACGCATCATCCTCTTAATACATCTTCAGAGGGCACAGAGGGAAGCCCTTTCAACCTGCGAAGCTCAATCAAGGTCATGACAGAGTAGGTGGCCAAGTCCTTAAGAGTGTCTTCGATGCTTTCGTCCTGAACTCTCTGAGAAGAATTCTTAGTAAGAGAGCAGAGCCTATTCAGCTTATCCGTGAGTCGGATACAGGGCATTGGCATACCCCATTCTTCAAAACTCTTTCCGAAACTGTCACCGTAGTCCCAATTCTTAGCGGCGTAAAGGTCTGCCATCTCTCTACAAATTGAGACAAATTCTTTTACTTTCTTATCGTGGTCTTCCTTCGTGTACATTATCGAATCCTCCTCATGGCGTTCTTCGCGTTTTCACAGGTACCGAGTGTGATTCTATGCGAATCCCACAGAAACGAATTCATGGCATCGTATGCGTAAGACGCGACCTCCTGCATCTGCGGGTGGGCGGCAGGAGACATACGAAGATTGAAAAAGTGACACCATTCCATCAGGGGCGCGGTCATGATAAGTTCCGTTTTCAGGCTGTTAGGGAGTACATCCCTCGCCTCCTGTGGAGTTCCGCCGTCTTCGAGAATTGCATTGTATGCAGTCTCTGCGCTCTCACAAGCAACGAACCAATTGAGATACCTTGTGGAGTTCTCCTTGAAGAAACAGGGTTTAATTACCGTGATTTCCCCTCCAAATTTCCCGTTACTGTAATTGCAGTACCGAGTCGACTCCTGGCAGAAAGATGCCGGGCGGTGTCTTACAATTTCATGAGTTACACCGCGGTCACAGATAAACTTCACAGACACATCTTCATGGACCAGCCTCTGATAGGTAGACACGAGATCATTCGCAGAAATCTGTCTAATACTCCATTTACCTCCCTTAAGAGTAAACGGGAAGTCACTCTTGAATTCAGGAAACAGAATAGGTTTAGCTTCTACGAAGTCGTTCATGTAAGGCGGCACGCCCGCGAAGCAGAAAAAGTCTCTCCATGCTCTCACGTTACCGGATACAACGTATCCGTCAGAATCTGTGAATCTGAGATACATCTTCACCGGGTAACGGTTTTCTACGAACATGACTTTATCTCTGAGGTCTTCATACACGTTGTATGAAACCTGAACGATGAACGATGCGTGTTCCAGCACAGCTTCATGGCCTCTCTTGATGATGTTCGCCACAAACTTTTCAGCGGAATCTTCCGTGATTTTATCCTCGGATTTGTAGCAGACACGGCCACATTTTTCGATTTTCTTGATAGGGTCGTTCTCTACAAGGACAGATGCCTGAGCATTGATGATTTTCATTACTTTTTCACCTTTCCCAATCTCAGAGTGACAGTAGGAGCCTTGGGCGTGACAGCAGGTGCAAGAATCTCAGCATCCACCTCATGAGCATAGACGAGTTTTTCCATCTCGTCATCGTCGATGTACTCACGAGTTTTGACTACCTTTGCAAACTGCTCAGGCGTCAACGCCTTACGAAGAATCTCGATTGCCTGCAACTCGTTGACTTCCGAGTTCTCGGTGACCGTGATGTACGCACGAATATCACCAGCGATGAACTCTGTCTCATTACGGTTCTGCAGACCTTCCTTAATCTGAGTACCGTAATCCGACACAGCCTTTTTGACTGCCTTCTCAGATTCCTTGGCGTCCTTATACGCCAGAACAGCAGATTCCAGTTCTGCGTCCGTCATCTTTCCGATGTCCAGCTTTCTTCTTGTTGCCATTGTGTTGTCCTCCTCAATTAAATTGATGTTTGATGTCGGCCTTTGACAGCCCCTTATTCGTAAGAGCTCTGACTCCACGTTTGCCCCAAAGTCTTGCGGCATTGTATTCAGACATAGCTCCCTTATAAGGCCCTCTGATGTTGTCCCTGAAAGTAACCAGGTGATGGAGGTCTTCCTCCTTGATATACTTGGTTCTCTTTCTATCCAGATAATACAGGGGCGGTAGATACAGGCCTTCAGGTTTCTTGAGGTCTGAGTTCCACCAGTTGTACCATCTATACAGCGTATCTGTAGATATGTCAAGATACTGTGCAACCTTATTCGGAGGCCAATATCCTGCATTCAATGTCTTCATTTATTCACCTCCTTATCCAAAGCAGAAGTACATACCGTCTTGTTCTGCGTATATATCGCCTTGTACGAATTCTGCTTGGAAAATAACACCCTCTGGGCAGATAGGCTCATCTGATTCTAGAACTTCTTGAGCGATTTTATACGCTCTTTCTACCGCGTGTGCTTCTGCCTGTGAACTTGCTCTATCTGGCCACACAATACCTGTCCAGTATAATCTTCCATACTGTCGCTCCGCTGTCGCGACTTCGTAAAAACTATCTGGAAATCTTGAATCGTTCACACGGTTCAAAAATACCTGCGCTACAAGACGTCTTGTGTCGTCCGAAACTTTGTCCCCGCCCGCTTCTTGATAGACAATGAGTGCGAGTATATCCAGTTCTTCGTTTGTGTAGGTTGTATCAGGTGCTGGGTCGCTATGTACAAGAGACTTTTCCACAGTTTCCACAATGTTTTCCACAGGCTCACGTACATCATGAGAGGGCTGTACACATACAGTCGTTTCTACAGGTGCGCCCCGTGGTTCAGATACCTGAGTACGCAACATGATGACACCGGACAGAACAAAAATCAGCGATAATAGGAGAATTCCTGATATAAGTTTCTTCATCTCAACCTCCAAAAGTTAATAGATACGAAAGAACATTGTCCACATTCTTCCCGTCTACCTTGCCGTCTACGAGCAAGTCCGCCATTTTTCCTTTCTTCTGAACAAGATTGTAGACGCCCTCGTCTACTGTGTCTCGAGTCAAGATTGTAACAATACGAACTGTTCCTCTCGTACCGATTCGGTGTGCTCTGTCTTCAGCCTGGTCTTTGATTCCCCTGTTCCACGGCTCATCTACGAAGATTACAAGCTGTGCGGCGGTAAGTGTGAAACCGGTGCCCAGAGCGCCTATTGTGCCAATCATCACCTTGCAGTTGGGGTCGTTCTGGAATCTATCTTTCTCTTCCATTCTTTGAACAGAGCCCACCTCACCTGTAATATATGCGGGGTTGTACTTCTTGAGTTTATGACGAATTACATTCGTCATCTCACTCCAGTTACTGAAGATGATTGCCTTTCCGCCCACGGATACTTCATCCTCCACGAGTTCTTCCATACGGTCCATCTTAGCAGATTTTGTAACCGTACTGGATAGAATGCCGGGGTATCCTGTGACCTGACGCAAGCGCAACATTTCAGACAGCGGGTCAGGGTGGACCTTAACCTTGTCTATGTTATCACGAACCTGGTCTCGCACATCTTTATACAGAGACTTCTGTTCAGGATAGGCATCTACCCATTCGATGGTATGAACCTTAGGCGGCAGGTCAAGAACATCTCCCTTAACCCTTCTAAGCATCACCTTAGACACCATCGAACGGAGCTCGTCTAGATTCTTATATCCGACGATTTCTTTTCCGCCAAATCCGCCCATCTTGCAATAATGCTGTTTATAGGCGTAGAAACTATGAGTTTCAAATCCAGACCACCTAAGAGGTAGATACAAATCCAGCGGATTGTTCAATACAAAAGTACCGGACATTGGAATCTTAGGACCCTTGCAATCAATAGACAAAAGAGCTTTACCTTGCTGGCTATCAGGGTTCTTTGCCTTGTGCGCTTCATCAAAAGCAATCATTCCAATGATTCCTCTATCACATAGTTCTTGAATTTTCTCTGCAATAGGAAATCTGATGACTGTGCGTTTTCCTTGCTTTTCTTTGAAGCTACCGCCCCTTAGTGTCTCAATATTGGTAATCCAAAAGAACTGATGGGGGATATTGTTAAGGTCTTCCATCTTGTCTTTTGTGCTACCCTCAATCATCTTAATGGGCGGCCGTTTTGTGAATCGAGTACCTAAAATCCATGAATCTTCTCTGCTGTGAATTTTGACCTCATCTGCCCAGTTGTACTTGTTACCGTTGATTCCGCAGATGATAAGACAATGTTTTAGACCGTCTGTCTGTTTTCTGCACATGGCGAGGTCGATTATTTCTTTTGTCTTACCTAAGCCTTGGTCATCGCCGAGCAGAAAACTTTCATGCTCGAGACCGTAGATTACACCCTCCATCTGGTGCTTGTAGGGCTTGGTGGTAAATACGAACCCCGAAGGTAGTTGTGCGTGAGACTCAGGCGTCTCGTGGCGCATCTCACCGCGTAACAGCACGTCATAATCGTGTAGCCTGCTCATGAGCATTGGTACAGCGGATTCTGGTATTTCCCATGTCTTCTTGTCCGGAATGTAGACTCTTGTACCCATACTTTTGATAATGGACACGAGATTAGATTCGTATTCAAATGATACAAATGCAGAAAGTTTTGAAAGTGATGTAGGTTTCAATCTTTCCGGCTGGGCGATTTCAATATATACCATATCGCTCCTCCTTTCATCATAATGTATTGTACTACATATTATTCCAAAATGCAAGCATTTCTTAAAAAAAAAGTGTGCGGCTCGCTGAATGAACCGCACACATATTTATATAGGCTCTAAATGGCTGGGCTGTCTCTACTTTCTTCATCTGAACTAACGAAATTGCTCGCCTTCGCGGACTCGAAAGTTATCCCGCCCCGCTTGTGGTCGGACTTTGCAAGAGAGAGGTAACCATTTGCTCCTGCGATGATTACTGCTTCTCCTACCCCCGTCGCGGCTGTGAGCCAGGCAGCGGCGGCGGTGTAGCCGCTCTTGATGCACATATACATCAAGAACAAACATTCTTGAACGATGATGAACCCAAATACCATTGCGATAAGGCACACCATCTTACTCCATTGAATTTTCCGCTTTTTGCGCTTTGCGGTGGTGCGCCTTCCTCTTGCCATTACTTCAGTCCGAACTTTTCAGCAAATCTGCTGAGGACGGTTGCAAACTGCTCACGAGTCAGGAAGTCCTGCCACATATAGTTCGGCTCACCGTTGGGAAGAGTAGACCCGCCCACGAGAATGCCGTTCTCTACGACGAACTTTCTTCCCTTCTCACTGTACTGGCCGCAGTCATTGTCCTGAAGCTCGGCGCGGTAGGCGGCCATAGCCACCTTGAACATCTCGTTGAATTTATCCTGAGTCATTTCTTCTTCAATCTCCTCTCCTGCAAGACTCCAGTCGGGTCTACCATAGCCAGCAATATGGCTGTAACTCAGCTTGTAGCTCTTGTTTCGTACGGCTCCACCGTTCGGGACGACGCCAGGCGCGCTTGAGGTGTTGCCCTCAATCGTGTAGACTCTGCCGCCCTCAACTTTCTCCACAAGGCCGGTATGATAGGAGCTCGCACCTCCGTCATTTGTGAAGAAAATCTGGTCGCCGGGCTGGGGGTCCTTGAAAAAGCGTCCAGCCTTCTTGTAGTATCTCATGCTGTAGGTACAACCAGCACCCTCGCCCGTCTTGGGCTGAAAAGTCATGGCCATACCCAGCTCAAGGCCGAATGTGTAGATGAAGCAGTAGTCTACGAAGCAATCGCACCATGAGTAACCGTTCTTCTTACCGTTGTAGACGACTCCGAGGTCGTCCAGAAAGGCCGCGAACTTATTCCAGTTATTATAACCGGCGTTCGCGGTTTTGTCGTTGAGCTGAGAATTAGTAGCTTTTTCAAGGTACCCAATTTCAGCTCTTGCGGTTTCAATTACTCGCGTCTGCGGTGTCATGTTCGTCTTCCTCCTTGATTTTAACACGCTCATCAATATCAGAGGGCTCTTCAAGTTCGACGGGCTCGGAGGGCGGATTAGGGTCATTAGAACCGGGAGTTGTGGCTGTGAGCATATCTTTCAGTTTCTTAATAACGTCTACCGCGTAGGCTGTAAACGCGGCGAGCATCACGAGGGACACAGCCGTCATCAAATTGACTGTCTGTCCATCGATGTCCACAACCATAAGGTTCGGGTTGAGGTAACCCGCGAAATAGACAGCAATGAGTGCGACAGCTACAACACCGCCCTTGATGCACCCATTACGGAATTTCACCTTATCCCAGTCACCTTCGATGATTGCACTCGTAGACCCGAGAGCAATATTGGCGAGGATGACAAGAATAAGACCCGCCGCAAGTCGAATGGCGGTCATATCCAAAATATCCATTGTTTTTCCTCCTCATACTTTAGATATAAGTTTACACAGGTTTCTAAGGTCTGCTTCTTCAGCGTCGTAAAACTTATTAGACCACAGCCAGAAGTCTTCAAAGTCTTTACGTCTGAATTCATTTGCCCAGGGGTCCTTCCACAAGATTTCCCAACGCTCTTTAACCTTGGGGTTATCGGGCGTAGGAAGACTCAGCAGTTTCAGAATGTCGTTGATTAGATACGCTCGCTGAGACACATCAGGAGAATTTGCCTGCACGAGATAATCCTTCTGCATCTGACAATCGTCGTTGCACAGAATATCATCTTTCCAGTAGATAATTCCATTGACGCACTTGAGAATCGTACCATAAGGAATATTTACTTTTTCCCCCGTTCGACTCAAAGCTCTGAGCCGTTTTCTTACCATGTACTGTCCGTCCATATATGTGCCTCCGTATTATCCAGTCACTTCTGTCCAGCCATATACGCCAGGTTCCCAGACGTTAGACGCAACGTCGGACTTCCAATGCTTCCCGTTATGGGACACCTTTGCGTCTTTCTCGTATGCGTCATGAGCACCAACAGGCTGAGACCATTCGGGCCACTCTTCAGCGGGGTCGCTGGTTTTGCTCCACAGACTGACAGCCTTGTCAGGTGACCAATCAGCTTGAGAAGTATGAGCCTGGACACACTTATAGAGAACTTCCTTATACCTGCGAATCTGACCCACCGTGTAGGCAACAGGGTATGTCCACTCACTGAACAAGTCAGCGTGTTCGGCCGCCGTAACAGGGTCAATGGACCCAGCCTCAGCCATCGTGACAAACGTGATACCATTGACAACCTGCACCTTCTGAACTTCAGTGGCGGTGCACACTTCGCAGAACTGAACTTCTCGTGCATTCTCGATACCTCCGTTGGTACCAAGAGTGAAGGTCTCACCGTTGAAGGCGATTCCCTGCGCTTCGTCCTCTGCACACAGTACGAAGCAACCGTTATCGGCCTTTTTGATAAACGTGAGCTTATCAGCTACGCCGATTTCGGTTCCGTTTTCAAAGATTCTGAACATTTTGTACCTCCTATGATGTTATAGTATAGGCGATTTAATTTTAATACACGGTTATGGTCGTTATAACTCATGTAATATCCTCTTATTGAAGCATTATACCACTCAGCCACCTTATCCTTCGTCATTTTACCCTCTTTCAGCTGTTGTGCGAAGAAGTGCATTTTATGACGAGTTCGTTTAAGACTGTCTCTGTTTCCTCTGCAAACAACCTTTCCGGTATCTGTCAAGAAGAATGTGGCCTTACAGTATTTGAACTTGCTTGTGAGTGGTATTATTTTACACTTGTTTCGGTTTATTTGCAACCCCTTATTTTGAAATCTATCGTATACGTCTTCTATAAATGCCTGTGCCTGCTCTTTTGTCTCGAATATGGCGTAGTAGTCGTCCATGTAATGGGCGAATTCTTTTACACCGAGTTGGCACTTCACATAGTTGTCTACGATAGATGGTAATGCAACCATTTCAGCCTGCGACGGCTCTACGCCAAGCGGCATTCCTATAGAGGTACCTGAAGTTCTTGCAAAGTCCATGACTACCTGGTCGCATAAATTTCTTATTCTGCCGTTTTGTATCATATCTTGGTGGCGATTATATATCGCCCAATGCGGAGCAGACGGAAAGAATTTTCTTAGGTCTATCAAAACGATAAACCCGTCTCTTCCATGCTTTCTATACCACTTATGAAGATGCGTCTTTAATCGCCTAAAGGAGAAAGAAAGTCCTTTACCTTGCTGACTCGCACCGTTGTCATAAATCATCTGAGGTCTATACAACGGGTACAGGATATTCTCGGTTATTACCTTATGCACCTGTCTGTCTTGAACAGTAGGTGCATCTATGGGTCGTATCTTTCCACGCTCTGCGAGCATGAAATGTGAGCCCTTGTGGCCTTTCCATGTACCATTGATTACCTCATGACGCCTCAAAGCTGTGCCTGAAATCAGGTGAAGTTCAAAGTTGTTCACACTTCTTTTCCACCTCACTCCTCTACAACACTTTTCACCAGCTTTGAATAACGTACTGTATGAGAATATCTCCTCCAATAAGCCCAGTTGCTCATTTCTGCGTAGTTTATTTTTATCTCGTTTCTCCTTTCTTCTCTGATATCTATATTCATGTCGCTCCGAACTATTCATGGGTAGTTTTCGTCCTCCGTACAGTATATTATAGAAGCAGGTTATAACTGCGTAATGACAAATCATGAAATGAGTTACTGCTATACCTCACCATGCAAGAAGCGTCCGACTTGCCATATCAGAGGTGCTATTTTTGGATTAACTCCATGGAAGTGCCTCTCCTTCTGTGTAAAGGTTTATTTCACATAAAGCTACTTTCTTCAACCAATCCTTATGGATTCACAGAATCCGGGCGCCAACCCAATCGAATTATTCGCATTGTTATTGTTGGCGTTGCCATCGGTATTCACATTACAGAAATTATTGCTGTTGTTGTAATTAGCCGAACGACAATGAGGTTACAGAGACACACCAGCTATTGAATTATCCGGTACGAGATGCATCGCTTCGTATGACGCCATTCAGGAGCATTTCCTCTTTGGCTATTAGCTCTCCGAGCCTATCTGCCATTCTATCAAGTCTTGCGACTGCCCCTGCTCCATCTTTCTTATCCAGCGTATCTGTGAAGCTACCAGCGGGGTTCTTATTCATCTGCCTGTAACACGCAAGAAGGCGAACATCAAGAGCACGAAGATTCGCACGGGCCAAGATTAGAAATTTTGTTCTTTCTTCCATCTTCATCGCAAAGTGTCTACCTTGAGGGTAGATAGAATTTGCAGATTCACAGTTATCCATCAATGAACCTGCCAACTCTGCGATGGGTTGTGCGACCAACCTTGCGTATCTGGCACTGACTCTTGTGAGGAATCGAATGGTTTCATCATAGATTTCGTATGCCACCGTTACGAACTGCGCTTTAGATTCACTTCTCTTCGATGCGAGAACAGACATATTTTAACCTCCGGGCGAGGAAAGAGCCCCGCCCGCTTTCGCGGGACGGGGATTCCCAGATTTACGATTAGACACAGAAGCCGGGCGCCAACCCAATCGAAAGATACGCATAGTTAATGCTGGCGTTGCCACCGGTACTCACACGACAGAAATAATAGCTGTTGT